TAAGCTCTTATATGATCAGTTCATTGCTAAGATCAAGGACGGTGAAGAGATAGAGATTTTTGTATGTCTTAAGGGCAGGGGCACGTCTCCTGCCCAAATAAGTAAAGTTCATGCTTGTATAAGAGAATTAGCAGGAGAACTTGGATTTCCATTTGATGACATGAAATTGATCATCAAAGAACAAGCAGGATTATGTTATGAAGTAGAAGATGAGGGTGAGAGAAAGATAGTATGCAAATCATTTGCTGATTGCAGCTTACTTGAGATAACCTTAGCTATTGAGGCATGTAAAGATGTAGCCAGACAGAATAATATTATTCTTGAGTAGGAGGCTCATATCCTTCATCTCCTGGTTGAAGGATTGATTTTTCATCATAAAGCGTGTTCTCTTTAGCAACTTTTTCAATTTCTGCTAACAAAACAGTAATTGTATAAAAGCTACGCTCAAGATCATTCATTTCATCATATTTCCCTTCCATTATTTTCTTAAGAGACTCATCTCTTTTGACAGGGTCAGGGACTTGATTGAATAGATAGAAAAGCACATGCTTAAGCATCTTATAGAAGTTATCATTGACCTTTACTTCAATAATAGTGTCTTTTTTGAGTTCTTTAACTTTAACTGCCATAACACAAATATAGAAAATATGAATCAGAAACTAGACATTGGAGAAATAAAAGAAAAAATATTGGCTAAACTTGAACCATCAGGTTGGGCCCGAGTATTGAAGAGTTTTATTTACAGTAGTGACTTTGACAATATTATAATAGAACTTGCTAAACAAGCAAAAGATGGTAAGAGATTTACTCCTACTATGAAGAATTGGTTCCGGGCATTTGAAGAGTGCCCATATAGTGAACTTAAGGTGGTAGTCATTGGCCAAGATCCATATCCCGGATTAGGACATGCTGATGGTATATCATTCAGTCTGAGTCAGACAGAAGATATGCAACCAAGTTTAAAGTACTTGTTAAATGCAGTCAACAAGTCCGTATATAATAATGAACAGATTTCCACAGATAAGGACCTTACAAGGTGGGCAAATCAAGGTGTTCTAATGTTTAATACGGCTTTGACAACTAATGTAGGTAAGATAGGTCAACATTACTTGATTTGGAAGCCTTTTGCTGCATATCTATTTGATTGGCTTACCTGGCAAAACAGTGGAATTATCTATGTTTATTTAGGTAAGAAAGCCGAAGAATGGTCATCTTGTGTAAATGATAATAACTACAAATTCTTTGTAACGCACCCCGCAGCTGCCAGCTATACTGGCCATAAAGAATGGGACAGCAAGAATGTATTTGTAGAGATTAAAGATTTACTCAAGAAGAATAATAATTTTGATATTGAGTGGTAGTATGGAAGAGATATTCAACAAGCTGATAAAGCAGAGTTTAACACCAAACCAATTCTACTTACTGTGGTGTAAGCAAAATAGTATTGTTCCTTCATTTAACACCAATTATTCTGTTGAGCTAATGCGTCTCAAGAATGGTGGATGGTTACATGAAGATGACACTATTACAAGTCAAAGTCTTATTCTTATTCAAGAAATAGAATCTTACTTTAAGAACAGTAAGAAGAAGACTTCTAAAGCCGTCATGGGTGAAAATTTCATGACAAATATTGAAGCTTATTTGGATCTTTTTCCTAAATTTAAGCTTCCCAGCGGCAAATATGCAAGATCAGATAAGAAGAACTTAGAAGGTAACTTCAGATGGTTCTTTGAGAGTCATAGTTACTCTTGGGAGACTATATTTGACGCCACAAAATTGTATCTAGACCAGTATGAAAGACAAGGTTACAAGTACATGAGAACTTCTCAGTACTTTATCCGCAAACAGAGTGCTGATAAGACATATGATTCAGAGTTAGCAAATTATTGTGATATGATTACCAATGGAGAAACAGGAATTGATGACAAACATTTTAGTGATAAAGTATTCTGATGAATTACAAAATAAAAATCCTATTAATAGCACTAATGGGTACATTGATAGGGTACCGGGTCGTGGACCTACTGATAATATCAATATCTTTTTGGCAATACTTTAGTATTGAAGTTGTCATAACAGTATTACATATGCTTTATGAACAAGTCAAGCAGAGGGAAATAAACAGGTAAATATGGATAACAAAGAAAAGGCTGCTCCAAAGAAAAAGTGGAACAGTCAACGTGAAGGTTTTCAGGAATCTCTGAGATATCTACAGGGTAGAATGAAGGGTGAGATTAAGAGTCTCAGAACACCATGGGTAAAGTTTAATAACGCAACTACAGATGGATTAGAGTGGAATACCTTCACTGTGATTGCCGGTAGGCCTGCTAGTGGTAAGACTCTTATTGCAGAACAAATTGTAAGAGAGTCCTTTCCTCTTAACCCCGGTGAGAACTTTAGAGTCCTGCAATTCCAATTTGAGATGCTAGCAAGAACTTCTGCAATACGTGAGTATTCCAGTGTGATTGGTAGATCTTACAAGTACTTATGTAGTGCTGACGGAAAACTTTCAAGTGATGATTTACAAAAATGTTATGATTACGCAAAAGCCAAAATTAAATATCCCATAGACGTAGTAGAGAAGCCTTGTACCGTTGAAGAGTTCAAGCACATTATCGGGGAATACATGATGGACCATGCACACTATGATTCTGATGATAATCTGATTTTTACAAAAGCACTGATTACTATAGATCACTCTGTACTATTTAAGAACGGACCTATGGAAAAGTCTAAGCAGGATATGCTAGCAAACCTAGGTGAAGCAATTACATCTCTTAAAAGACAGTGGCCGGTAGCATTTGTACTCTTGAGTCAACTCAATAGAAATATTGACAACCCAGAGAGAAGTGAAGAAGGCAAGTATGGTAATTATGTACTTGAATCTGATATATTTGGTTCTGACGCTATTCTTCAGCATGCTGATACTGTAATTGGTATCAATAGACCTGCTAAACAGAAGATTAGATTCTATGGGCCAGATAGGTATGTGATTGATGATGACAAAGTCTTAGTACTCCACTTTCTTAAATCAAGAAATGGTGAGACAGGCTTATGTTTCTTTAAGGCTGAATTTGAGAAGATGAGTATTTCAGAGATGATTACACCTCCTATGCAGGAGAAAAGATTAACAACAAAATAGTAAATTATGAGTTTAACAACAAAACCTACAATCAACAGGCAAGAAAAGACTGAGGAACTGTATGCGTTTCATGAGTGGAAATTCAAGTTACTAGGTGAAGACAGCCCAGTATTCATCCCCAAGTGTGCTTATGTCCCTAAGTTTATGACAGAGCAACACATTGGATTCTTTCTTAGTGAAGTTAAGAAAGGTAAGGATGTGTATACTGAGTTTACAAGTATTGACCTAGACCCTGAAGATCCTACCAGAACTCTTTACAAGTGGAGATTTAATCCTCACTATGAAGAAGAGTATGAGAAGACTGAACCAGCAGCTAATGGTCACATCAGGTATCTTGTTCCTGTTTCAGAACTGATTAAAATTGATGTTCAACAACCAGTTGAAGAACTAGTTAACCAGTTTCCAGACTTTGATGAGATAATGGATCCAGACATGGATGCACCATTGGATCAAATTACAATCAGAGACCTTGCAGCTATCATGCTTAAAAGACCTGTCAGTAACAAGAAATGGTTAAATGACATCATTAATTCTTAAGTTATGGGAATAGTATTGCCAACTGTAAAAGTTAAAGGGGACAGAGTGAACCCCAAGAGAATAGTTATCTATTCTAAACCAAAGACTGGTAAAACCACAGCGTATGCTGGTCTTGACAACAATCTCATTCTTGATTTAGAGAATGGTGCTGATTACGTAGATGCTCTGAAAGTCAAGATCAGTAATTTACAAGAACTGTTAGATGCCGGTAAGGCTATTAAAGAAGCAGGAAAACCGTATGATTATGTTACCATAGACACTGTAACTGCATTAGAGGAAATGATTATGCCATTGGCTATCAAACTCTACAGAGCTACGCCTAAACCAAATGGGCCTATTAGTAGTAATATTAATAGCAAATCTCTCTAATTGCTGGAAAACCCATTACATATTAAAATATATTTTATACCTTTACGGGTAAATATAAAAACTATGAATGGACAATCAGCAGCAAAGGCTTATAAACCACAAAAAATGATTAAACCTGGTACAATATTCAATCAAGTAAAGGTGATAGATTTTGCTTATTCAAATAAATCTAGAGCTTACTACTTTACTGAATGTATGAGGTGCTATGCAGGATCAATTAGAAGAATGGATCATATAAAAACTAATCCTGAATACTGTAATAATTGTAAAGAAAAGATGACAGCAAAACCTAAAGTTGAATCTGTGATTAATACAATATATTCAGGATACAGAACAAATGCTAACAGTAGAAGTATTTCTTTTGAGTTAACTAAAGAAGTGTTTAAAAGTCTAGTTAGTAAGAATTGTTTTTATTGTGGACAAGAACCGGTTGAATCTCAATTTTCTAAAAGTACAAACAGAACTGGTATTAAATTTATTCATAATGGTGTGGATAGATTAGATAGTAAAGTTGGTTATACAATAGAAAATTGTGTACCCTGTTGTAGTATGTGTAATCTTATGAAAAATAAATTTTCAGTAGAGGATTTTATTAGTAAGATTAAACAAATTTATGTTTATAAGCAATGTTCAACGACTATGCCGGAAGGCAGTACACTACAAGCTAATGGTAGTGGAAATGGGAGAAATCCAGAAATGGATTGTGATATAGTCTGATCTATATGGTAACATATAGCAGTTCATTAGAGAACGCGGTAAACTGTTGCGGGTTTATTGGAACAGAAATGATGGGTAAGAACTTTGACGGTGACACTGTGATTAATTTGCCAAACGGTGCAGGTTATCTGTATATCAGACAAGCATTCTTTCAGGTATTGGATTTTATTGATACATTAGCGCCCACAATAATCTTATCAGGTCATATCAAAGACAAGCAAGTTGATGATAAAGGTGAACTAGTTATGTCTGCCAACATTGACTTGACAGGTAAGATTAAATCAATGATCTGTGCACAGGCTGATGCTATTGGTTACATGTTTAGAAAAGGTAATAAGACCA